GCTCAATTTCTTTTCTCCCATGTTCCAAATATTGAGAATACTCGTTTTCATCCAATTCGGATAAATTAACAGCCTCCACTTGAATCACTCCAGAGATATAAAATTTTCCAACTAATTGAAATCCATTTTCTAATAGCTCTTTATTTCTTTTCGTGAAAACAGCATTTTTAATAGCTTCTTTTTTGTCGTCGATGGTTTTTTTCTTAGCTGTTAAACCTTCTTCGATTGGTTTAATTAATCCAACAAATTCAGTTTCAATAGCGATTAGTTCCTTCTGCGCGTCGGTTAGTGGCTTGGTATATAGTTTTCGAGTTTTTTCGATGTTAATTCTATATTTTTGCAATTCTTTTAAGCCATTAATTACACCGTTATATGCCACCATGTCCTCGACGTCTGCAACCTCTAGAGCGGAGTATCTATCTAGAACTCCTTGAAATGTTTCTTTGTCTCCTACAGTTTCCTCGATTAGCTTTTTTTTAAGGTTATCGACTACTGTGTTGATTTTAATTTCTGTATTTTCCATTTTATTTTATTTTAATTATTTAATATAAAATTATGAGGTATTACTACATTTCCACTAGCTAATCTTTTAAATGTGTGGATTTTCCCAACCTCATTTCTTCCTAAATAATCAACTTTCTTTTTTCTCATTAATTTAATTAATTGCTCTTGGATTATATTTCCAAATCCGTTGTCGATACAGTTACTAATCGTTTGTCCTTCTAATTCTGTTAAATTTTCCATTTTCGTTATTTTCTTCAAATATATATATTTAATTTCAATTAATTACAGTTTTTAATAAATATTTACCTAAAACGGCAATTTATTAATATTTTTCATAGGGTCGTCTGAGTAGTCAATGTCACTACCTGCGGGCGTTATATCTTCATTTCCCATCATTTCAAAACCTGGGGTTTTTTCTGGATAAATATACTCAATTGGAATTTTCGTAGCCCTACCTACTATCCCTGGGGCGAATCGTATAGTTCCAGTTTTCTCAGCCCCATCAATTCTACGTAGTATTTCGTGGTATTTTATACCAAACTGAGAATCTGACAATATTGTTTTATATATTTTTATGTGCGAATTAATAACGTAGAAATATTCCCTGTCATGTGAAATTTTAATTCCATAGCTAGATAGTGTCTTATGCGCTACGGGTGGTAAAATCTCATCTTCTTCTCCTAATTCTATTGTCATTAGATTAGCAATAGTATAGTCTTGAAATCCTGACATTGAATACCTATGTTGATGGCCTAAAATTTGATTCAATAAATTTTGATTATCCGAATATTCTCTCTTCTCAACTTCATCGGTTTCATTTTCTGAGTGTCTATCAATTATTTTTTTAGCCGTCGATTTATGAACAACTCCAGTTTTATACAGATTATAATAACCAGCAAGTAAAAAACCAATCTGATCGGCCTCTCGTGCTGACAATTTTTCAGATAATATTTCAGCAAATATTTCAGAATTTTCTATAATACTTTCGAGATTCAGAAACGTTCTAGCCATAAATGATTTAATCGATTTACTGGTCGTAAAATAATTGTAGTTTTTTTCGAATGTTATAAATTCATTTTTTCCAATTGAATTATTAATCGATAGAACAGAAAATCTATCCATATCGGAACGTTTAATTAAACTTTCCTCAATTGACGCAAAACAAAAACTACTGTGTATTTCGTACATAATACCACCGCCTTTTGTATCGGCCTTGTAAATACCCCCAGAATCTCTATAACTCGAAGACCTTGCCAGTTCTATAATTTCCTCAATCCTATCTTTTGCGGGCTTTCCTCCTGCATCCATTTCATCGACAATAACAGAACGCCCCGTACCAGAAATTCTATTTCTAAGCCCCGCCTGAGATGTCATTCCTTGCATTTTAATCGACATGTTATTACTCCACTTATGAATCACGTTGTCCATTACCCACGATTTCCCCTTACCAGCCTCGCCTATAATCCATATATGAGGTCTCCAACGAAGAACCGAAACAAATGATTGAAGACTAACCCAACCAGATAATAGATTATTTTGGTTTAAATTATCGAATTTTATTTGTTTAAAAAATGAAAGTAATTTTTGAGCATCCAAATCATTCATTGGATTTGTGATTGAAAAATCAATTCTATCCGAAATTTCCGAAAGTTCATAGTAAAAATTAGATTCGAAATTAAAACAATGTATTTTTTTTGTCTGAGTAAAAATATATTCTCCATTAAAAAAAACAAACTCTGAATTGTCGATAAAACACCCGACGCCTCTTTTGGTTGAGTTGTTGATTAATTTTTGTTGGCATTTATTAAAAATCCAATTGGTTGCCTGATCGGTTGAAAATCCGTATTTGTTTTCAAATGATTTTTCCCAAAATGTAATCGGTGCTATTTCGTAGTAATTTGTTTTTGATTTAAAAGCAGATGTAGGGTATTTCATCACTTGTTTTAGTTTCTTGACAAATATATGGTAGTAGTTGACTCCGTTCAGATTCTCAACTCCAAGGCATGTAAAATGATTTTCAGCTAAAGAGGTAAGGGAATCTTTTTTTTGTTTCTTTTTCTTTGATTCAACCGCGTATTTTACAGGAATCTCTGACGCGTTTGTGTTTATAAAATCGTCCATTTCATGCTCAAGCCATGTTTTATCGGCTGCATCCCATTTTTTAGGGTAGTGTTGTGGAACGTTTATATAGCTCCCAGATACTGGCACTTGAATCATTGCCTCGATTCCCGCCTTGTCATTGTCTGGCCATTTAATAACATCCCTTTCGTTTAGTGGTGAAAAGTCTGTTTTTCCCATCGCTTTAGCGCCGCCAATCCATGTAGTTGCGATGGTGTTTTCCTCTGAAAATTGAGATTGAACCGCGTCCGCTGTTTTTTCACCCTCTACCAGTATAATTCTAGCTTTTGGGTTTCGAATTATTTTATTTAAATTATATAACGGCCGATTTAATGGTATTTGTTTCCAAAACCAACCATCTGAAGTACCATCGTTTAAAAACGAATAAGGAAGGTAAATTTTATCGCCATCCGTTTTGTCATATCTTGAAATAATTGTTTTAATAGCTCCAGATTCTGACCTGTAAATCCATTTGCCATCTGGGTTACCCATTGACATATGAGAAAATTCAGGAACGTTAAAAACCATCGTTTTTGAATCTGTAAATTTTTTGTTGTATTTTTTAGTGTCAATTTTTGAAACCGACAAAACACCAGTATCTAAGTCACCTTGAACACGTTTAACGGCTTCGGATAGTTTAAGACCCTGTTTAGTGTAAAAATCGAATACATCGCCTTTGGAATCACACACAAAACAGCAGAAAATTTGTTTAGCCTCTGAAACCGTTAAGCTGGCTCTGGTGTCATCATGGAAAGGACATTTCCCAATGTATTCATTAGCTTTGATTTTTTTTAAGTTAATCTCAGCCCCTATAACATCAATGATATTTACCGATTGTTTTATTTCGTTTATGTCTATGTTCATAACTTACCAGTTATTTTTAACGCCTGATTAATATTCCAAGAAATGCCACACATCCCGCCGTCACGTTTAACGGCGTCAATGAATTTAACCTGTTCAGGTCTTACGGGTGATTTTTCGGTTTTTTTTACTTCAATTGCCGTAAATACTGCAACCTTAGAACCTACCATTTCGGGGGTTATGGTTTTTGTTGTCCATCCGATTAGATCGCTGGAGCCTTTGCATAACCCAGCGTGAAAAATACGAGGGTTTTTTATTAGAACATCGCCCGATTTTAATTTAACAGATTGACCTATCCAAGCCACTCCGACATTATTTCTAAATATTTTAGTTTCAGGAGAAACCGCTAACATTATATTTTTCTGAATATTTTTTTCCTGCATAGTTATTTTTTAAGGGTTCGTAATTTACGAATTATTTTTTATATTTTTTACGACTGTTAAAAAGCGCCCACGCCCAACCGTTTTTATATTTATATTTTTTTTGTAAAATAATTAATTCAGCCATTGTTTTGGCGGCTGAAATTTCTGTTCTTCGATCGGATTTATTAACTTCTGTAATCATAACTAATTCACCCTCTTCGTGTAATATTTTTCGTTCCTTCAATGGTATTTCATACCCACAATTGGGACATATTCTTTGAGGTTTAAAAACGGCAAAACAGTTTTCACATTGGGAGGTTAATATAGTTTTTTCTTCATCTGTTTTTTTTCTAGATTTTTTAATTCCTTTTAAACTCCATTCCCTATCGTCGTCGGGAAATCCATGCTCATAAACATTTCCCGCATGGTCAATTATATGAGCCACCGTTTTACCATCAGAGACTCTAAGGGCGCGCCCCGCCTGTTGAAGATATAAACTAGTTGATTTTGTTGGACGCAACAGAATAGCGCAACCAATTGCGGGAATATCCGTTCCTTCTGATATTATATCACAACTGGCCACAACATGAATAGATCCGTCTCCTAATCCGTTTAAAATTCTAGTTCGTGTTGCCCCGTCTGTTGTGCCGTCGATTGACTCAGCTCTATAACCTGAATTTCTGAACTCTTCTGCTACGTGTTTTGCGTGTTTTACCGAAATGCAGAATGCCACGGCTGGAGTAAATGCGCATATTCTTGTATATTCCCTCACGGCGTCCCCTGTAATTCTAGGTTTATCAAATAATTCAGAAGTAACTTCCCTATCGTAATCGCCACGTTTAAGCCCTACATTATCAAGGTTTATTCGTTTTTTTGGCGCATAAACAATAGGCGATGCGAGGTATTTTAGCTCAATTAATTCTTTGATTGAGATACCTTGAATTAAAATATCGTTGAAACCGCCAAATCCAAGACCTAGACCTTTTCCGTCGGTTCTGACTGGTGTTGCCGTTACTGACAATTGTCTGGAGTTTGGAAAATAGTCTATTATTTTCATGTATGTAGTACTAGTCGCGTGGTGTCCTTCATCAATGATTATTAGATCTGGTGGTGGTATTTTATCCAAACGTCTGACCAATGATTGAACGCTGGCTACTTGCACATTTTTATGATATTCAGGCGTAAATTTAGGATTAATTAACCCATGACTAACCCCGTTTTCTGTTAGTTTTTCGCTTGCCTGTTTTAATAGCTCGATTCGATGTACTAAAATTAAAACATTTTTACCAATTGATGACGATTTTTGCGCAATATATGAGAAAATGATAGTCTTACCTCCAGCAGTAGCCAAAACATACATAGGCGCACGATAACCCCGTTTAAATGCCGATTTTATGTCATCAACTCCTTTTTGTTGATAATTTCGTAGTGTGTATTTCATTTAGATGGTGTTAATCAATTATCTTTTTAACCACCGCCACAACAACGATGAAAATTATTACTGCAATTCCTGTCATTTTTTTATAAATTTATTGGTTTAATTTATTGAATTGTGTCCGATTGTTGGTCGTCATTCCATATTACCACCTGTTTAATTAATTTTTCTTGTAGTTTTTCACACCCACCTAATTTATTAATAACACTATTTTTTAAATACAATTTTAAAATACTTTTCTTTTCTGATGAAGGAAGAGGCTTTCGTCCAGCTCCTTTTCTTAATCCTCCTCGGTTATTTTTCATAATTTTAATTTTTTAATTTAAAGCTTGAAACCATTTTTTTATTATAATATCTTCTCTTTTTTGCTTATTTTTAAATAGAATTTGATCTTTAGTATAATTAAATTCAAAATCTCTACTCCACGTAATAGCTCCCTCCCAATCGCAAAGTAATATTCTTTTTACCATATATTTACAAGCGGCAGTATCTTTTGTGTCTCCAAAACGCGACCATTGATACTTAAATAACTTACTTAAATCTGGGTGTATATTTTCCAACAAAAAGTCTTTATAATCTCTCCAATTTTTAAATCTTTTAGGTAATTTTTTTATAGAATACATTAAGCTTTCATCTCCATAAATAGCAGCCGAATGAACACCTTGTAATCTTTCTTCTAATTTATTATAAGTTTCTGGCTCTAGCTCTTGTAAATCTACTAAACATTTAAAAGCTTTTTCATGGACTAAATTAGAAACTCTAAACGACCTTAAATTACCTCCTAGCATATACATTTTATCATATATCCTATTATATTTAAAATTATTTTCTATTAAATATTTCCAAACATCTCTATATGACCAGTCTATTATAGGATAAGCTTTATAAGGCTCATTTTTCCTTCTTAGCCAAAACATTTCACTATCTTCTCCAAACATAACAAACCTTCTATCTGGACTTTCTTCAGCTCTCAATCCTATAATAGATACACAACTACCATTTCTTTTTCTTAATTGTTGTCCTACCCATAAGTTAAACTTATAAAATCTTTTAGGATAACGACCTACAATACTATGAATTGCTAAAGGATTTTTATTTCTTACCCAATTTTCTCCAACTCCCCAAGCCCATAGAAATAGTTGTTGATGGCTAGCTGCGTTGGTCATGAAAATAGGTACTTGATACCATAGCGGTATAACATTCGGCTGAGACATTGCCCATTCTACAAAATCAGCTGTACCTTTATATTCTGCTTCTTGATCTTGAAAATACAATATAAATTTTCTATCTCTTTTTTTTGCTTCTTCATTTATTAGATGAAATAAAACAGTACTATCTTTACCTCCTGAGAATGCTAACTGTATATTATCGTAATTATCAAATAAGAATTTAATTCTTTTATTCGTAGCCGTTAAGACATCTTCTATTCCTCTTATTGCTGTACGCGCCATAATTAATCTATTTCATTGTTTATATCTTCTTCAACTTCTTTAATTTGTTTTTCGATAGAATAAGGAACTCCCAAAATTTCAGATGCAATTCCTTTTATACCCATCAAACGTTGAACCTCTTCTAATGTCATACCTAGCTCTTTCATTATCTTAAGCTCATCCCATCCATCTTTTAGCATTCCGACTAATGAAGCTTGTAACTCAACCTCGTGCTTACCTCTAGCCCTATTGTGACGAATAGTTGAAGCCATTCTATCGTTAATATCTTTGTCAATAATAGATACTGGAATTAACCCGTTCTCGCGTTCATAAATATTCTTATACTTTAACATAATAGTATATCTATGAAAACCATCTACTATTACATATTTATCATTTTCTTTATCATAATAACAAACTATAGGCATTGTATAACCGTCTTCTTTAATACTTTGATATAGCAATTGCATCTCTTTCTTTGCTACATGATTAGGGTTATAATCATTTGACTCAACCTTATCGATAGGTACAGCTATAACATTATAAACTGGACTTTTAAACTTTTTGTTCATATATATTTATTTTAATTTATTTTTAAATTGTTTTAAGCTTAATTTTTTAAATTCTTTTAATAACTCTGATTTATTTTTCACATTCAAATCTATCATAGATTCTAATCCTACATTGCCTTTAAGATTGTAAAAAATACAATCCTCATTTTGTCCCGTCCTAAATATTCGGTGTTCGGCTTGTTCAATTAAAGCATAATCCCATATTTTATCAAAGAAAATAATACGGTTATATTCTTGTAAATTTAATCCGTAAGAATGTTTCTGATAGCTTAAAATTTTAACTTTTGGAAATGTTTTTTTTAATAACTCTTGAGTTTCAATATATTTAGCAAAAATTAAAACCTCATTTTCTTTATTCTCTTTTAATATTCTTTTAACAATATCAAACTTCTCTTTACTCCTAGAGTAATTGTTTTGTAATTTTTGTGTCAATTCTATGAAGAAATTAGGTTTTGCCATTAACCACTCATTATCTAATATTTTGTTTATTATATTTTCGTGTTCTGTTTTTTCTTTGTTCGATAAATGAAAATCAATGTCGATATATTGCTTTCCTATCTGTAAATCTAAATCACACTCAAAAATATAAGGTTCAATTAACTCATATAAATAATCCATATTATGATATTTTATAATCCATTCATTACTCCTAGTTTTATTTCCTCTCTTAATCGTAATACCTTTATATTCGCAAAAAGTATTCTTAAATTCTGAAAAACTCATATTAAAAATAGTTGGGCTTAAAAATTCAAATTGAGAATAAATATCTAATAAATTACGACTTATTGGTGTTCCATTTAATATTAATTTATATTTACACATTTTCGATAAATACAGTATTCTTTTAGTTCTTTTAGATTTTATATTTTTTATTTTTAGGCTTTCATCAACAACTATAACCGTATTTTTTGACGACTCTATTTTGTTTAATAAATGTAAATACAACTTATCTGAATTTTGAATACTTTCTATTCCGACTATTTCTAAATAAACATCTATCCATTTATGTATATTTGGTTTTTTCCATTTCAAAATCTCACTATCTAAATTTTTCTTTGTATGAAATGGAGTAAACCAAATAATTAAGTCTACATCTTGAATGGTATCTATTAACTCACAACAAGCTATAGTTTTCCCTGTTCCAGCTTCCATGAACAAAGCTCCTACTTTAGATTTTTGAAGCTTTGATATAGCTTTAACCTGATTATCTAATAAGTGAATCATCGTGTTTAATTTTTTTATTTATTACTTTTGGTATATGATGTTTAAATTCTATTTGTCCAATATTTCTACGATCCTTAGAAAAATAAGACCACTTTTTAAGTGAATATTGTAATTCAGGCTTTTTATCTAAAATCCAAGAAGTAATCCAATAGGCATCACTTTTTAAAACATCATAATCTTGTCCGTAAACTTGGCTTTTTGGTATTAAAGCCTCAGAACCGTCAAAAGCCTTAGCTAAATAACACTTATCAGATATACTAATAAGGCTATTTAGTTTTATTGAATAACATTTCGTCATTAATTTAAAATTTTAAAAGAAA